CATGCTCTCAAGGTGGCTATCGAACGTGGCTGGCTCTTGAATTTGTCAATTATCATTGGTTCACAAACTGTACAAAATATTGAGCCGCTATTGTGTGTTCGCACTACTACTCCTTTTCCTGACTGGGGATCAATAACTTCGAGTAATTCTTCTCTATCAACCATTGCTATTGTATAGCGTCTAACATAGTAATTTATTAAACCCTTAATAATCCTTCTACCGAACTCAAAAGCTGCCCCTAAGACAATAACTACGCTAATGGGTATTAAATACAATTGTCCTAAATCACTTGGAGTCAAACATTTTTCTCTACAAACTGGGTCTTTAACAAGGCACAATCCACTATGTGGTAATAGGTATTTAACCTCCCATTCATAACGCTTGTCATCGTATGTCTTGTTGTAATTTCGACATTTGAAAGCGTAATTTTTCTTCTCCATAATGGAATAAAATATCTTACTGTGTTTGTCAAAAGTTTGCCGATCGTGTAGAGATAATTCATCAATCGCACCATCTAAATTTTGCATACATATCATGTCTGGACTTTCACTTTTACTCAAAGCTTGCATGAATAATGCTTTAAGTATGGAATCCATGTTGAGAGGTGCTTTAATAAATTCTTCTCCTTTGTGTCTTACAAATCTTCTTTTTAAAAATTCAATATTATGGAGATGATTAGTTTTCTTTCTTATGGGATTCTTGTCCGATGCAGTAACTTCTATGCCTATTTTCTGACAATACTTCTGGAAAGTTATCATATGAAATCCAAGGCATATTATATATATACTATATGACCCAAAACCATCATCACCATATGTGATTAGTATTACATACCTTCTAAAATCTGGTTTAATTATGCTACGAAATATGCTATGTCTTCTCCAGTTATAAAAAGCACATCTCTTAATAATAGAGTGTGATATCCCGTTTATAAACACTGTTAAACCATTGCCAGATGTGTTCAAATCTGTTAATTGCACAACTACTCCAGCTATGATTATGTTCTGATTACACATCATTGTGCATGTACCCTTCATAATAGCTATATCCCTGTCAGAGTATCCTCCAGCTTTTGCTAGTTCTATATAAACAGCAAATGCACATTTAATGAATTCGTTAGACAAATTAATGTCAAAATTTACAAAATCATGGTCAAACATATTCGCATCACCATTCTTAGTAGCATGTTGGCATAAATTATGCCATTCAGGGCTCTGTGGTACTATTCCTACTGCTAACTCCGAAAGTTCTGGATTATCCATTAAGAAACTACTTATAGGTGCGAAGTACTTCCTCAGTAATAACAATAATACTGTTGAACCTGCTTCATAAATTCTGACTTTCTCCTTAGACGTCTTAACTACTTCATCTTTAAGTTGTGCTGTACAAAAATCATTTGGTGCTAAACCACTTGCCAATGTCTTTTCCATCTTTGCCATCTCCTTAAAGAATATTTCGTCCAAATAAACATCATCAGTACCATCTCCTATAGGTGTAACGTATTCATTTTTCTTACCAGTAAAAGGAAAACCTATTCCGGATGCTGTGTTAATACGATTTATATGTGGATTTTCTTTAATACCATTGGTATTTTGCCGCCTATTCAGGGGATGAAATGTAATGCCTTCCTTTTTAACCTTATTTACCAAGGGATCCTGATAGTCGTGCCATGCAAGCCTCACATCAGTTGTTTCTGGGCCTCTACATTGCTTGGAACTTCTATTTATCCAGCTCTCATAGGGTAAATACCATTTATCACCCGTTGGCCCTTTTAATTTTGGGGGACCGAATTTACATTCATATCCTGCAGCTATCATCTCATCATATATAGGAGAACGCCTAATCATACTGTCTGTCTTAAGACATTCCGTAAGTTTCCCTAATATTTTGACATTCCTACCTTCTTCGAGACGCAATATTGGGCTATTATCAGGTATGACTCCCATCTTGAGTTCCACACCACAAAATTCTTTCGGAAAACCCAGACTTGGTATGCTCTTAATCGTATGAGGATGCAATGAGTGATGTCTATCTATTAATTGCCTAATTGTATCAACATCAATTCTCATTGCCATACCTGTGTGCCCTTTGCCTGCTATGTGTAAGCCTAAGATACTACTAAATTTATTATCACTAACCACTACGCCCATACACATACCTGGGCGAGTTGGAGTGTCTGATTCATACATAAA